CCAAAAGTGCTTACTAATTCTTGCTCACTAGAAATACTAACAACCTGGTCTAAAGGTCCTTTAGTAAACTGTCCAGCAACTGCACCGATAGATGTAGAAACGGCAGGTATGATTCTAGTTAGGTCTTTTTCCTGTACGAGAACACCTGGTGATACTTGAAATGCCATTAGGTTTTCTCCTTTAATTAGCTAATTATTTTACTCATTTTTAATCTCATCAATATTTCGTATTATTCATACGCCCATAGTCAAAGTTCAACCTTGTACAGATATTTATAATATATACAAATTACACTATAATCCTTTACGAACAACTGGATGCCAAACAGTTCCGTACTCATCAACCTCTACCTTTTCGTGGTCTGGAGTACCATCATCTACAAAACCGAATGGTGCCATATCTTGTTCAATTAGGTGTTGTTGTTCTTCATATAGTTGTCTTCTAGCATTGGTATCTGTCATCTCTTTAAAAAAAGGTTGATTAGATAACCAGCCAAAAATAACTAAACACATAATTAAATCGTCTGTATTTCCCTCGTCAGCTTGCCAACTTTGTCCTCTTCTAACAAATGTTGACATCTCTTCAATGATATTAAAATCATTAATTATAATTTTATCAGATTCAACTAGTGTTTTAATATTAGAACAACCAATCTTTTTAATTTGCTTGGTCATTTTAACACCAAAACCTGAACCTCTACCTGAGAACATAGCACCTAATATCTGTCCTGCTCTGCCTCTTTGTGTAGTCATTAACAAGTTATCGTATTCTAATTCAAATTGTAATGCTTCTGCAATCTGTTGGCCTAAATCATTTGTTTCTACTAAGATATGTGCCTTATTATATGCCTTACATACTTGGTCAATTGTGTGTGGAAACAATAAAGGTTTAATATCATTGTTACGATACTTTGCAACAACTCTATATGGCATTTTAGATACATCTAATATAACAAATGCTGAATAATCTTTTGATACACCACGAGCCACATCAACTGTACATACATATGTTCTGCCTTTGATAGGGTCTTCATATACATCTAAACCAGCATTTGATTTAATCGGTGTATGAAAGGCCATATTTTTAATTTTGGCAGGACTAATAAGTGTATTAACAGAACCTAAAAACTCACACTCAAACTCTTGTTGAAATTGCTCAGGTGAAGTGTTACGAATTGTCGCTTCTTTCCAGGCTTCATCTCTTCCTGGTACCTCAGACCAATGTACTTCAATTGGTATGTAATCGTTTCTTTTATTCTCAGCATCAACCCATAATTTATAAAACTGATTCATACCGTATGGTGTAGATACGATAATCATTTTAGTTTTAGTACCAGCAGAAATGGTAGGATAAACAGAGCTGAAAAACATCTCAGCAATATTGGCAGGTACGAAAGCAAACTCGTCTAAGAAAATAATATTAAATGAACCACCTCGGATTGCACTTGAAGAAGTGGCAGCCGCAACAATGGTTGACTTATTTTCTAATTCAATGTTACCTTTGTTCCAGTTAATAACACCTTGTTGTAACCACCTAGGTAAATTTTCATATGCAAGTTGTAGTCTTCCTAAAATATCTCTAGCAGTAGAAGATTTGTTTGCTAGAATAGCAATATTAGAATTAGGATTGAATAAGGCATAATGCAATAGATATGAAATAGTAGTTGTGGATTTACCACTTTGTCTAGGTAACTTACAAATTGTGAAACGATTGTCATGGATAGTCCTTACGATATGTTTTTGAAATTCATACATCTTAAATGGCACAAGACCCTCATCAAGTGACACAATACGAATGTACTTTGTCATAAAATAAATTGGGTCTTCAGCACACTTTTGATATTCTATAATTTGGTCTTTAGTATATTCGTGTGGTGTGTTAACCTTTTTAAGATTAGGGTTACCTAAGTATGCGTCATTACTCATTGATTATAATACCTTCTATATGTGTGTATCCTAATTGTAAGGCTGCTTGTACTCGTTGACTGCCTCTAAACACACTATATTCTTTTTCTACATATGTTACACCACCAACACCTTTTCTCTCTACAGGCGAAAGTGTATATTTTCTAACTTCAATAGGATGTTGTAACTCTTCGCCATTCAATAACTCAGGCAAAGGTGTCATTGTTTTGATATACTGAATTTTATTTATTTCCAGTATTATCTTCTTTGGGTTCTGTTGCTTCGCCTTCAATAACTTCATCATCTTTCCTATTTAACATTTTTTGTAATTCTGCTGTTGAACCTACAAACAATGCATTTTTAATTTGAGTATTTGCCGATTTAGGCAACTCTTTTAAATCTTTTAGTTTCTTTTGTAAATCTTGTAACTTATCTGTTACTTGTGCAACTTGGCCAATTAATTGTCCTGCAACTTCATAAGCTCTAGGGTGTTGGCCTTCTTTTGCAATATCAAGTATGCCTTGTATTGCCTCTTGTCCTTTTTCAATTAGATTATAATAGTTTTCTCTACTGTAATCATAATCATTATCAACATCTGTTTTACTTTCATCTACTTTTCTAACAACTGGTTTTGGTTGTTCAAAATCAGTAATACTAACTTCAGTAGTTTGTTTAGGTTCTAAACCTAAAATTTCATTTACACTGTCTTCTAATTTGCTCATAATTAAACATCCGTATCAGTTTCAGGATCATATCTCTTTCCATCAGAAAAACTTAAAATCTGTGTTGTAAATCCAAAGTCGTCATCTGCGTCAGCACTTGTAGGATTAGGAGTTATGATTATTCTTTCTTCTCTTGTTAATGTAGGGTCTGTATCAGCGCCCAAGTCTGCTTGTACTTCTTTAATAACTTTACCATTATTCATTGGTCCATATAAGTATGTCTTAGCAGTAAAACTTAATGTATATATAACTGCTCGTCTTCTTGTAAATGCACCATCATAAGTATCTTCATATTGTACATTATTTAAAATAATAGGAATATCTCTTACAATATTTAATTCAGGCACAACTCTCATTGTTACTGTATAATCTGGTTGAAAGAACGGCAATATTTGTTCAATAATTTGTAAACCATTTTCAGCAGTTGCTGTGAAAGAATATAAATTAAAATTAACATTATATGGTACAGGTGTATAATTATAATTCATAACTTTACCTGTTTCGCCAGATTTAACTTTTATAGTTTTATTTGATTTATTTAATTTTCTTGCTGGGTCATAAGACAAACCTGTAATTTCAAAACCTAATCTCGGTAATGTAATTGCAAATTCTCTATCACCTTCTAAACTAGCCTGTTGGTCTAATCTAACTAAAAACTTTTCTTTCGGTGCGTAAGCTAAAGGCACTCTCATTCTTTTAGTCACTGCACCTGTGCTACTTGTATTTTGTACAATAATATTATTAAACAATTGACCAAAAGCAATGGTCAACTTTCTCATACCTTCGTTATAAAAATGATTACCAAACATTATTCGTCAATCTCCCCAAATGGATTTCTTTCTGTAAAGTCAAGTATATCATCTGCTGTTGAAACTGTATCATATCCTGCTTCTGCGTTTAAGTCTAAGTTACTAGCATATGTAGATTGTGTTTGAATGTTAGTAGCAACATAATCCTCTTTCATTAAGAAAGCAGGTTGGCCTGTTGAGTAATCGTGGTAATCTTCTAACACAATTGAACCAGCACCTGTTAACACTTCTTGTCCATATTCTAATGTAATTCTATATTGTAAAGTATCTAGTGAATACTTATCTTCAGCCTGGTCAATAACTTGTTGGCCAGTATCTAATTTCTCGTTTGCATATTCCCAACGAGTTACTTTTAATTTATATACAGGTAAGTTGCCTAATTGATAAAAAGGTTCTTGGTCTTCTACAAAAAGAATTTCAAAAAATGATTTCATTAAAGGCACATATAAAATATCGCCTTCATTTGGTCTACCAGCTGCAATCAAATTATTTTTACTTGCAACATGCTCCTCAAATCTTCTCTTAGAAACTATTAATGTTGTGTCATCTCTAATTTCTAAACCAAACTTATTAATAATTTCATTTTCACCTGCAAAGCCTTCATTAGTTTCAAAATACATTTCAAGTAAATAAGAATCATCAAATCTACTAGATGTATCTTCACCTAATACCAAATCTCTATTTACAAGTGTACGAGGAAGATAATAGATATCCTGACCGAATATCTTTAAACTTTCTATGATTATATCTTCGTGTAACCTTTTCTCGTCGTCATTACCAATGCCTCGGCCGCCTTGAAAATAGTGATTAACTGCCATTGCATTTTATCCTATTAGCATTGCTGGATTTAATTCAAATGTGCTTCTAATTTCTGTTTCTAATTTTTCCACATCTTGTATTGCTTCAGAATATAGTTGTTGACCATTTAAAGTTACTCCACCAATCATTGCTACTCCATTGAATTTTGATAAGTTAGCGCCCCATTGTTTTTTAAACAAAGCAGTTACATATCTCTTTAAGAAAATATCGTTATACACATCCGTAAATGTTTCAGGATCCAATTTTCTATAACACTCAATAACAAGATACTCACCAACTTGTAAGTCATTGTTCCAATCCATATCAATGTGTAGTCTGTTATCGTGTTGATTAAATCTTAATGGTTTTTCACCAACTAGAATATGGTCTAAGAAATCTAAATGTCTTAATACAATATCATAGTTAATTACACTTGTAGATGAAAAGTCATATAGGTCATTTAATCTTAATTGATATCTTACATCAAATAAGTTTAGATTACCTTTATCTGAGAATGGAAAAATGTTAACAACTGATACTACAGATTCAGGAACAACAATAAAATTGTTTTGTTCTAACCAAGATGTAGTAACTGAATTCTTAGTAACAGATTCAGATGAATTACCAGTAATTCTTGCTTTATCAGCACTTGTGTACTGATATTTTAAATACGCTCTTTTAATACCATCATAATGATATTGTGAGAAATATTGTAAGGCCTCATCCAGTCTATCTTCTAGCTGGTCATCATCAACATTGATTTCAATGACAGGCTTACCTAATGCTCTTAAAGCATACTGTTTTAATGTTTCTCTTGTTGCTGGAGTTGCCATATATAATACCCTTTTCTGGTATATTTATAAGAAAAGGAAACATTAATCCTAGTATGCTTTAAGATAATTTAATTAAAATTTATACTTAATAGACATTAATAACTGTTGCGTATCTGTGTAATCCTGATTTGTATAGACTGATTTACCGCCTTTTTCGTGGTAATATACACCCATTTCTATACCATCTCTTTTGTCAGGACGCTTAGTTGCGTCTTTATCTGTGTACAAATTATACACCACACCGTAATAATTACCTGTATAACCTAGGTCATCATTCTCAGTTCTGTGTGCTGTAACATATGTTGAGTCTGTAACACTGTATAAAACACCATAGTCGTATCTGTCTTTAGATGATTGAACGCCTGTGTCTTTATCGTCCCATTTTTCAACACCCCACACCATTGGAACATTCCAACGATATAAAGAACCACCAATTGACCAACCTTCTTGTTTTGTATCTTTAGTGTAATTAGCACCTGTAGCTTTTGAGTCAATTGCCATATATGAAACATCAGCATAACCCATTAAACTAACTGTTGCGTTATAGTACAAAGTATCACCTTTATTGTCCCAACCAATACTGGCACCCCAAGGAGTATCTCTATCTAGTCTGTATGAATCCATATCAAACTGATTATTAAAGTCAAAACCACCAAAAGATAGTACAGTTTTTTCGTTGTGTTCTATTCTATTATTAGGTTGTGTAATAATTATTGGAGCACTGATTTTAGGTGTTTTTGCAAAACCATATCTTTGTGCATCTGTTTCACCCATATACAATCTCCATTTGTCACCACCAAAAGCAAGTTGTTTTTCAACAAGCGTATTGTTTTGTGTAGTGTCTAATGCGTAATGTGTATCATACACAGCTGAACCGCCAACATAGTTAATATATGGTGTGTTTACATTTTGTTCTACACCAACTTGTAATTCTGCTCTACTATCATAACCACTATCATAAGTTTTGTCATCATAGTAAGCTTCAATCTCACCATTTATAAACAATGATTTAGGTAAATCTAATTTGTTACTCTCTAATTCAGCAACTCGTTTTTCTAGGTCTGTTATTTTGTTTTCATCAGCGTAAGCCAAAGAGGACATTAACAGAAATAGAGTTATCATTATTTTTCTCATTCTATTCTCCGTTCGTTCTATTTATATTTTAGGAAAAAGGTTGTCCTTACAGAACAAACTAATGTCTTCTTCCGGTAAACCTAATGATTCCATAACCCTAGGTGTGTGAGGGTTTTGTTGTTGATGTTCACAGTAATAGTTTTGTGCTTTTATAACATCTTCTTTCGCAGCCTCACCTGCGTGATTTCTTATCTTATCAATATAGTTTGCCAGATTGTCTGTTGCCATAATACATATCTGATTTAATTCTTTTTCATCTTTTACATTTCCGGCCGCTATCATTCCACCACTGAAAATAGCTTTAGCCCAATCTGGCAATTCTCTCTCTTTACTCGGTTTAAACCAC